TAGCGGCTGCGCTAGTCGGCACGAAGGGCAAACTGTGCGAGCGATTGAACATCTCTCGACAGGCAATGAATGCGTGGAAGGTGAAGGGGGTGCCGCTCAAGAGGGCATTGCAGATTCAGGACATGACGGGCGGGGTGGTGAAGCTGGGCGACCTGTGTCCGCAGTACAAGTCCATCGAAATCGTGCAGGTTGAGTATGTCGCTAACAGCTAGGTCAACTGCTGTCCTGCGTGAGCGAGGGTTCATGGTTGCGACAGTCGAGCACTACAACTCGTTTACGAAGCGCAAGCATGACCTGTTTGGCTGCATCGATCTGCTGGCAATCGGTAACGGTGAGACGGTTGCTGTTCAGGTGACGAGCAAACCCCACCTATCAAACAGGAGACACAAGATCGAGGAGGCCGAGGCTTACCCCGAGATGATTCGCTCAGGTTGGAAGATTGTCCTGCATGGGTGGTTTAAAGAGAAAAACCGCTGGCAACTGAAGGAGGTGGAACTATGATCTTCACCCTAGCACACGACACTGCCCGCCAGAGGGCCGTAGAAGCCGTAAAAAACGCTCGGCAGGGCTGGGTGGTACGGATAGAGCCACCCAACAGAACAAGCGCACAGAACTCGTTTTATTGGGCCACACTTCACGCGGTCAGCGAGCAGATACGTCCACAGGGGCAGACGCACGATCCTGATGTCTGGCACCATTATTTCAAGGCTCGGTTTCTCCCAGGCAGGATGATCGAGCTACCCAACGGTCAGGTAATGGAGTCAGAGCCGACGACAACGGGACTGACGAAGGCGCAATTCTCAGACTATGTTGAGCAGGTACTAGCATGGGCGACGAATCACGGTTTACAGATGACGGACGAAATGTCTGTTTTGCGTGCAACCAGCGACACGACAACGCACGACTCGTCACTCTCCCTGATGGCTCCGTAGTTGGACTTGCAGTCGAAGGCTTACACGCTCTACTGCGAGGCTAAGACTGTTCTGTCGTGGACAAAGCCTAAACGGACGGAGTATCTGGAGCGGGTAGAGAAGGCCAGGGGTGCAGCAGGACGGGAAGAACTAGCGAAGGAGATATTGAAGTGGTACGAGACAAAGCGTGGCTCAAAGCGGTAGCGAGTCTGGACTGTCAGCGGTGCGGGATGTCTGGTCAGACGCAAGCTGCTCATGCTAATTGGTGGAAGTACGGCAAGGGAATGGGGATGAAGGCGCACGATGTGTTCACCGCGGCACTCTGCCAGACCTGTCATTTTGCTATCGATCAGGGAGCGAAGATGACAGCAGAGGAGCGGGTGGACGAGTGGGAGGCAGCGTTTCGCAATACGTTGATTGCTCTGTGGGAGTCGGGGAGGTTGAAAGCGAAATGATGTACTACCGACTGCAACGGGTAAAAGTTGGCGAGCAATTCGAGCTTTGCAGGACTGGCGAAATCTACACGCTTGTCGCTGCTAGGCCGGAAACCCCGTCTGGCTATCGGCGGGACTGTATTGATAGAAACGGCAAATCACACAACTTGCATCACAGTTGCAAAGTAAGGGTTATCCCCAATACACATAGCTAGTTGATTCTGGCATGGTGTCGTTGTAGACTGTTGTTGCGCCGTGAGAAGCGCATAGGTTGGGCCTAAAGCAGTCTCCATCGGGGACGGTCTCAGGCCCGTTCAATCACCCGTCAGGGTGGCCCGACCCGGAATTCTCACTCTGGGATCGTCCACCGCTGGAGATTGTCTTGCGTAAGCGTAAGAAAGCTGAGAGCTATGCTGAGTTGCTTCGCGACCCTCGTTGGCAGAAAGCGCGTCTTGAAACGATGCAACGCGCTGGATTCGCCTGCGAGCGATGCGGCGACAAAGAAACGACGTTAAACGTCCACCACAAGAACTACAAGCGCGATCATGCTCCTTGGGAGTATGAGTTAAGCAATTTCGTCTGTTTGTGCAGGTCATGTCATGAGGAAATACACGAACAGAAAGCATTGATAAACGACTTGCTGCCGTATATTGGCTTGAGCGTTTCTGAATTTATGGCTGGCGTTATTTCTACTCAACCAAATGTTAGATATGTACGTTTGCTTCACAGATTTGATGAGCGTCATATCAATCTGTTTAACGAGGATTGTAATTCCGCTTCGCATTACTTTGGAACTTTATTTTTTGCGTTAGAAAGCATATTCGAAAGCGGAGTTGCTTTTGATATTTTGAACGACCTTTTGCAAAACGACGCATTTGTTGAAGATTTTATTAAGTTGTTTGTGACATATCGAGAGGCGCTAGATGCAGAGTTAGAGATAGAGGAAAATGATGAGCATTAAGCTGATGTGCGCTGCATTTGATGCTGACATTCCAGCCACACAGAAACTTGTGCTGCTTGCTCTGTGCGACAACGCGAACGATCAAGGGCATTGCTTTCCAAGCATATTAACGCTTGAGCGCAAGTGTTCGCTTTCTGACCGAGCAGTTCAAACGGCGATTGGATGGCTAGAAAAGCATGGCTACTTGACCCGTCAGTTTAGGACCGGACGGGCTACTTTGTACGTCATAACCCCCGAAGCAGGTTCACCCCCGAACGACGTTCACCCCCGAACAATATTCACCCCACCCCCGAACGACGTTCACCCCACCCCCGAACGTGGTTCACCCTTAACCATAACGGAACCGTCAGAGAACCGTCAAAAGAATAGAGGTACTCGGTTCGACCTGACTAGCCTTCCTGACGACTGGCAAGAGTTCTGCCGTAGCAAGCGACCAGACCTGAAGCCTTTGGAGGTCTTTGACTCGTTCCGCGACTACTGGATCGCGCAGCCTGGGCAGAAGGGTGTCAAGACCGACTGGACAGCAACGTGGCGCAACTGGATTCGCAACACGAGGGTTTCCACCAATTCCCAACCTGCCAAGCGAGATGACAAACTCGACCTGCTGCTAGGCCGACGCCAGCCGGACGTTGTAACCGTTATTGACGCTGATTATAAGGAGCGACTAAATGCAATTAGTGGACCGAGTTTTTGAAAGGTTTGTCGCTCTGTACGGGGCGCAAAAGTTCAAAGTCATGTTTGAGCATGACGACAACGCAATCATGCCAGCAAAGGAAGCCTGGAATAACTTCCTCCAATCCTGCAAGCCAGATGTTTTGCGAAATGTCATGGACGCTCTGCCGCATCAGAAACGCGAATGGCCTCCAAACCTGTCAGAGTTTATCGGGATGTGCAAGGACTTCGACCGAGTAGAGCATCGAACCTACGACGCACTGCCAGCCCCAAAGGTTCAGACGGATGTCGGTCGGGCTGCGCTGGCGAACATGAAAGCGATGCCGGAGGCAAGACGAACTAGGGTTTCCCCCAATACCAAACTATGACAGACGAGCAGAAAATAGTGGCTGAGCTGATAGCCGATCTCAAGGAAATAACGGAGTACCACCTTGCTGGCTATCGGTTCAAGTGGAACGGGAAGCAGGTGATCCGCAGGACGATGGCAGCTAGGTTGGAGAGGCTTACGTTTGCTGGTTTCGGTGATCGGTTCCCTGTAATCATCAACGACAATCGGAAGACGAAATGAGTCTGTGTCCTGTATGCGGATCGTGGCAGAGCAAGGTTAAGGAGTCTCGCCGAGACACCCGTTTCGGGTGGAAGTGGCGACTACGAGACTGTTCAAACTGCCAGCACAGGTGGTCAACATACGAGGTTCCTGCGGAGGCTATGAGTGTTGACGGAGACGGAAACCCAGACGGGAGGTTGGAGCGATGAGCAAACAAATTAAAGAGTTATCAGAACAGGCGACGGAGCTAACATTGCGCGATTACTTTGCAGCTAAAGCAATGCAGGGTTTGCTATCAAATCCAAAATTACAGCAAGAAATCCTAAAACAAGGTGGCGCATTTGGTGGTTGGATTGAATCATCGTCTTATGGATGGGCAGACGCTATGCTTGCAGAGAGACAGAAATGAGCCTTGACGCAAATGCGTAAAGACCCGATCACTGTCGATCAGATTGCAGGTCGCATGATTGAACTCCTCCAGCAGCGCAATGCTCTATCACGCGATGACCTGGAATATGTCGTGGAGACCATTGCCAAACTTAAGGACGAGCGACTTAAGTCCTGTGTTGCAGAACTGATCGGTTGGGGGGACGATGAGAGGGCTGAAGTCGAAACATTCGTGTCTATCGCAATCGAGGTCATGAAGCGCACCAACGTATCGAAACTGCG